GGGCGGGTGGTCCTATTACGATTAAATGGGCCAATGACTTAGACCAGATAGGCGACCATGACGGCGACGATTAACGTAACGCTTCCCCGGTTGCATGATGCGCAGTGGGTGATTAAGTCCAGCCGTGCGCGCTTTCGTGTGGCATCCTGCGGGCGTCGCTTTGGTAAAACGCTCATGGCCGGTGGGGAAGCGGTCGAAGTCGCAGCACAGGGCGGACGTGTATGGTGGGTTGCGCCGACCTTTGATGTATCCCGGCGTGGATGGCGTGGTGTCGTCAACATTGCGCGCCAGATACCCGGCGTTGAGATTTTACGCGGCGTGCGTGAGGTCCGGTTTCCGGGCGACGGCGAGATTGGATTTAAGACTGCCGACACCGGCGCGGGTTTGTTGGGTGAGGGGTTGGACTTCCTCATCATTGATGAGGCGGCGGTGGTGCGCGAGACGGCATGGTTGCAAGACCTGCGACCGGCCCTGAGTGATCGCCAAGGACGCGCATTGTTCATCAGCACACCGCGCGGGCGTAATTGGTTCTGGCGTGCATGGTTGTACGGGCAGGACAGTGAGCGCTCAGACTGGGCGTCGTGGCAGTTTCCGACCTCATGCAATCCGTATATTAAGGCGTCCGAGATTGAAGCCGCGCATGACCTGTTGCCGCAGCGCGTGTTCCAGCAGGAATATCTAGCAGAGTTTATTGAAGACGGCGGCGCGGTGTTTCGGAACCTTACAGCGTGTTTGACCAGCGCGGAAATGGTCGGGCCAGTCGCGGGACACAAGTACGTGTTTGGAGTGGACTGGGCCAAAGATGCTGACTTTACCGTTATCGCCGTCATTGATGCCACAACCAAGCGTCTGGTAAAGCTGGATCGGTTCAACCAGATTGGGTGGCGCGTGCAACGCGGGCGGCTCACTGCAATGGCCGAGTTGTGGCAACCTGATACCATATGGGCCGAAGAGAACAGCATTGGCAGCCCGAACATCGAAGAGTTACAGGCCGAAGGATTGCCGGTTCGACCGTTTACCACGACCGCCAGCAGTAAAGGACCGCTGATTGAGTCGCTAGCGCTGGCATTCGAAAAGGCGGAAATTGGCATCTATGATGAGCCAGTGCTAATGGGTGAATTGCAGGCGTATACAATGGAGCGCTTGCCGTCAGGCCGCTTCCGGTACGAAGCGCCGTCCGGCCTGCACGATGACACGGTGATAGCGTTGGCGCTTGCGTGGCATGGCTGTAACGAATTGGGACGGCACAGCGCGTCGATTGCACCCGCGCCCGCCGTCATGCAGGATTATCGCGGGGATTGGAGTGATTATGGGCAAGAAACAGATCGGCTCCCGGTGGGTATCAGACAGCGTCTCAATAGCGCTTAATGGAACGTATTCGGAAGAAATCGACATCCGTAAGTACACGCTATTGGCTGTAAAGACACCTGCCAGTCAGGACGGGACGCGGCTATGCGCGCAGGGGCGAGAAGGCCCGGACGGAACATGGGCGGACATAGACGTTGACATTGCAGCCTATGACGTGACCAGCAAGGCTAGCACGTGGATTCCGTTTTGGGATAGTACCAGCGTGGGCATTGGCGCGCTTCCGTTTATTCGGTTCTATTTCGATGACGGCGCGGGCACGCCTGAAACGCAGACGGGCGTTGTAACACTGATATACGTCGTCAAAAATGTGTCGTGATGAATAATGAGTGTGATCCGGCGAATGGCTAGAGCAGCGGTAGCGGCATCAGCAGGCGCATGGAACGCGGCCAAAGCGTCATGGAATGATAACGCGCTTGTCCCGGCGATGGATATGGCCTGGGACGATTACACAGGTCGGTTGTTCCGTTATGCGCATTTCTCCAACTATTACACCAATACGGTGTATTCGTCGTTGCTGGCGTATGCTGCACAGCACAAGCGGGATCGCAAGCTGTACAAGCACATCAGGGGCGTTTATAACCCAGTTGCGCGCTTGGTCGAGATTTATGTGGACAAGGTGTATGGCGGTCCTCTTGACCTGCAAGAACTATCCCAGGGCGCGATACCCATTGAAACGGACAACGACGCGCTACGAGATGCTATCAAGCAGTTATGGTTGTGGTCGAACTGGGGCACACAGAAAAGCCTTTATGTGCGGTCTGGCGCTACGCGCGGCGATATTGCCATTAAGCTTGTAGACGATCGCCGTCGCCAAAAAGTGCGCATGGAATTGGTACATCCGGGCAAAATTAAGATCGCCGTTCGTGATGAGGTTGGGAATGTCAAGGCGATTACGCTGGAATACGATGTCACTGAGACGTTCCCCGATGGTACTGAGGAAACCTACACGTATAAGGAAACCATTGACAAGGAATGGTTTAGAACATTCAAGAACGGTGAACCATTCGCGTATTATGAGGATATGACTGGCAATCCCGTTTATGAATGGCCCAACGAGTACGGTTTTGTGCCGGTCGTGCTGTGCAAACATAAGGATTTGGGCATGGAGTGGGGCGCGCCGCCATTCTTTACTGCTGTACGCAAGATTGACGAACTGAACGACGCGGCCAGTCTCTTGAACGACTATACCCGCATTGCCATTCGCCCGGTGTTTTGGGCTGCTGGCGTGCGCAAAAAGGACGAATTGGAGATCGCAACGGAATACCGCGATCAGTTTCCAATGGTTTATGCGCCGGGAGGTAGTCAGCCTCATGCAATGGTGTTCCCGCTGGATATTGGCGCGGCATTGCAGAATACAGGCGAAATGCTGCAAGAAATTGAGCGCGATATGCCCGAACTGGCGCTGCACCGTTTACGCCAGCAGGGGGGCGACTTGACCGCGCCGGGTGTGCGTGCGGCTTTTGATGATGCGTTGGGGCGCATTGTTGAGGCGCGCGGTAATTATGACGATGCGCTTGTTAGAGCGCATCAGATGGGGATCGCCATTGGCGGATATAACCGATACGATGGGTTCTCAGGATTTGGGCTTGAGAGCTACGACAAGGGCGATTTAGAGCATGTTGTGGCCGAGCGACCTGTGATTGAGGACAACTTATCTCTGCAAGAGCGCTTACAATTTCTGTCACAATCAGGCGCACCACCGGAGGCGATTTGGCGAGAATTGAATATTGCTGAGGAAAAGATCACGGAATGGAACGCCAAACTAGAGGAACGCCGTCAGCAATTTCTTGATAATGTAGACGGCGCTGACGAACAGGACGGCGTTGAATGACCATATCGGCAAGGTTGCCCCAGGTGCAAGCCTATCGGCAGGCGGAACGGGAATTAGACGATCTTTTTGCAGCGCTCATTGAACAAATTAGCGGTATATTGTTAGGCGCGGCAGACAGTGACGGCAATATTGCGTTTGCCAGGAGTGACGAACTACGCCAGCGCGTGCGGCGTATAGTAGAGCAGCGATTTGTGGCGCGCCGTCGCCTTGATCCTGGCGCGCTCGAAATTGAGCGCCAGCACGTGCAGGAGTTGTTAGACCTTACACGCGCGGCACTCAAGGCAGCGCCCGCACGCAGTCAGACACGGTTACGAGGGCGCACGCGACTGCTTGCACAGCGTTTAGCATTGCTGGCAACGGGCATCGGGCTTGTGTCCCTTAACAACGGTATACCTGCTACACCCTATGCGCGCATTGTGTTGGCGGCAACCAGACGCGCTGCAACTGGTCCTGTGGAAGCGCACGCGGGCATGATGGTACGCGCTCTGAGTAGTGCCGATAACGTGACGGCGTGGCTCCGCACGGCACAGCAGGCCAATGGTGCGTTTGCGCGCCGTCTACCGCTGTATGACTCGGTGCTTGGGTGGCGTGATACGCGCGGCTATGTCTTGTCTGACCGCATATGGGGCGTAAGCCAAAGCACATTGAGCCGCATTGATGTGCTGCTGGAAGACGGTATAGCTCAGGGGCGTTCGGCGGTTGCCCTTGCGCGGGATGTTGAGAGTTTTTTGAACCCGTCGCGCCGAGGTGTGCGCACCATGAAGCCATATCCTGCACCTTATGGCACGGACGGCAGCTTTGACGCGCGGCGGTTGGCACGCACCGAGATCACCCGCGCGCATACAGTATCGGCGCATCTGGCAGGCGTGAGCAATCCGTTTGTCACGCGCACGCGCTATCACACCAGCAAGTCACACGATCCGGGGAATTGCGACGGTACGTGTGATGAGCATTACGCACAAGACCAGGAACAAGGCGGTTTTGAGCCTGGCAGCGAACCGTTACCCGTGATAGATACACATCCTCAGTGTTTGTGTTATATCACGCACGAAACCGGACCTATCGCGCCTATTGTTGAGCGCTTGAGAGGTCAATTAGATGGGCAACTACCGGCGCAATCTGTGCCGATAACGCCCCTGGCAACCCAACTTATGATTGGGTTGATTATGGGGGTTGCAACTTACGCATACGCAGGGCGGCAAACTGCGGGTATTTCAGAGGAGTAAAACATGGGCGAAACACCGGAACAGAACGATCCAAAACAATCAGGGGAAACACCGACTCCGGACACCGCGCCGGACAAAGGCGGGCAGTCGGAAACCCCAACGCCGGAAAGCGGACAGCCCGATCTCTCGTGGCTTCCAGAACGCTTAGAGCGCGCAGGACAAAAAGCAGTTAGTGACCTGTTGGGCACGCTCGGACTGGAAAACCCCGACCAACTCAAAACAGCCCTAAAAAAGCTGACGGAGTTGGAAGAGGCGCAATTGTCCGAAAGCGAAAAGGCACAGCAGGCACTTGAAAAG